CCATCGTCCTGCAGAGAATCGAGGGCGCAGAGCTACCGAGCGCGGCCACGGTCAACGGCTGGCACCCGGACACGATCCAATTCCAGAAGGCCGCCGGCTGGGTCCGGGACGAGCTCGCCGACATGAACCGCACCGAGCACCCGGAGTTCGATCCGTTCCTGCCCCTCGAGCGGCAACCGATGCCCCCGGAGCTCGCGGCGCTCTGCCTGCCACCGAAGCGGAAGGCCAAGGGAGCACGGCCGCTCGTCAACCCGAAGCCGAGAGCGCGGAAGGCCGGGTGAGCAGAACCGGCACACAAATCGGATCCGGCCGTGACCAGATTCGCGCTCGACTGACTGGCACTGTCATACGGTCGTAGTACAATAGATAGACGATGGCAAACAACACCCCGATTGAGATCGCGATGAGCAGCACCCGCCTCTACGAGGCCCTCAAGGCCGAGGCCCGCACCAGCAATGACGAGGCGCTCATCCGCCGCTGGAACACCTACGCGATCGAACTCGGCCGCAAGCTCGACCAACGCGCGCAAGAGCGCAAGCGCGGCCTCCCCGCCAGCGTCCTGCTGGGCTACGGCTACGGTGGAGGCTTTCGCAGCCTGTAATCGGAGCCGCCCCGACCAGCCCCGCACCCCTCCACAGGGGCCGGGGCTCAGGGCGTTAGAGGACCATGGCAAACGCACTAGCCTACTTCCCCGAGCGCGCCACGCTCCCCAACCTCACCCGCAGCGAGTTCGTGGCTCAGGTGAACGCGACTTGCCGCAAGGTGGGAGTGGCTCAGCTCGCGGATTTCGACGCTACCTGTCGAGCCCTGGCCGTCGAGCTCTTTTGCCAGGAGCTGCCCTGCCGCACCCTGGCCATCTACCTGTCCAGCGCCTGTAACGTCCAATTCAAGGGGGAATGATCATGTCGCAATCCAACCGCTTCCGCTTCCAGTTCACCAACCCGACCGCGCAGAAGGCCGAGGCCGCGTTGAACCTCACCGAGGCACAGAAGATGCTCCAGAAGCGCGTTCCGGCTCACCTGCGCGAAGATGACGGCGCCGAACTGTCCGCGGCCGGGGCGTGCTTCCGGAACGTCTCTCGCATCTTGCGGGGTGGCAAGTGAGCTTCGACGCCCTGCTCGACGAGCGCGACGCGGCTCGGGAAGCCCACGAGATGTACTGCGCCGCGGTGAACGAGGAAGGCGGCTGGACGACGGCCACCTCTGCGAGGGCTCGCCAACTGGAACAGGCCTATCTGCTCTTGCAGGAACAGGTCGAGGCGGAGATTGATGCCGAGCGGAAGGCGGGGCTGTGAGTCGCGACCCGGAAATGGATCGCCTCTACGCCGAGGCCCGCGCGCGTGCCAAGGCACGGGCTGAGGCCTACTGGAAGAACCCACCCCCGCCGCGGACCGAAGAGCAGGAGCGCGAGTTTCAGAAGCGCCGGCGTGATGCCGCTCGCGCCTTTGGGTGTGATGTGAGCCGCGTCTACTGGCACGGTCCAGATCAGGCGTGGTCGTGTCGGTAACTGCAGGAGGGACCGTGAAGGAACACAACGCAATCTGGGCTCCCATCGTGCCCAAGCCTGAGCCATTCTGGAAGAGCCCCCTCGAGATGGCCGAGGCCTACTACCGGGTGGCGGAGCCCCGGGTGAACCGGAGCCAGAGGTATAGCCTCGTGGTCACCGAGGTGGAACCGTGAGACCCGGCATGCTCCTGCAGGTGCAGAGGGCCCGCGCCGAACTCACCCACTTCATCGGAAGGTGGGAGTTCGAGGTCCGCGCGCGCTCCTCCGCGAGTCACCTCGACAACGTGGGCACCGCTTGCGGGCTGCTGCTCGAGAAGATGATCCGGATCCAGGGACACGAGACCGAAGAGACGCGCCGGTATGAGATCCGGTTGGCAGCGCTGCAGCTGCAGTCGAGGCGCCTGTGGGAGCCGGGACCGGAGCGGCGCAGTGTCGCCAAGGCGCGGGCGCGATTGCGGTTGGTGCAGTAATCCCGGGCGTTCGTACCCAATCGGGATCGCGAGCAGGCTAGAATGAGTGGGAGGAGTGAATCATGGCGAGAGACGAAAAGTTCGAGACCCGCGACGAGGACCTAGGCGCGACCGATTGGCGCGCGTACTTTGACAGCAGCTGCTTTCGCGTCTGGCACCTGGCCGGCAAAGAGCGCACCTTCAAGATCGGCAAGGTGACCCGGCTAACGAGCGAGATGGTCAACGGGGGCAAGCGCGAGATCAAAAAGCAGCCCAAGCTCGAGCTCATCGACGCCAAGGGCAACAAGGTTCCGTTGCCGCTCCTGCTCAACAAAACCAACGCGAAGACGATCGCGCGCCTGTACGGCAACAACCCGGGCGCCTGGGTCGGCAAGCTCATCACCCTGCACCCGGCCACCACCAGCGTCGGAGGCGAGGACGTGGACTGCATCCGGGTCCGGAACGAGGCCCCGCGCCGCACCAAGGCCAAGCCTGAGCAGGCACCAGCGCCGGTCACGAACGGCCACGACGACGGACCTCTGCACCGCGAGCCAGGGGACGACGACGAGCCGCCCATGGGAGCACTGGAGTCTGACCGTGTCCAGTAACGACAACGCGCCACCGGACCCGCTCCGATTCTCGCGGCTGAAGCTCATGGGCAAGAGCGCGGCCCACTACGCGCTCGGCAGGAGCGACGAGACCGCCAGCATGCGCAAGGGCACGGCCGTGCATAGCTACCTGCTGGGAGACCCCGACCGGGTGAAGATCTACGAGGGCAAGCGGGACAAGCGCGTGAAGGCCTACCAGACGTTCCTGGAGGAGAATCCCGACTGCGACGTGCTCTCGCCGCGGGAGGCCGTGGACGTAGAAGGGATGCGGGTCGCTCTGCAGAAACACGACCGGGCCATGGAGCTGCTCGACGGCATCCGGGAGCAGCGCATCGAGTGGAGCCTCTCCGGACGCGCGTGTGCGGGTACGCCGGACGTGGTCCACGTGCGGGACGGGGCCAAGATCGTGGTCGAGTTGAAGACCGGGCAGAGCTCCGCGCCCGACCTGTTCAGGTGGCAAGCGCGAAAGCTGGCCTATCATGCCCAGATTGCTTGGTACGCGCGCGGGCTCGAAACGGCGCTCGTGTATAGCCCGGGGCCGGTCACCGAGCAATATATCGTCGCGGTGGAATCGAGCCCACCCTATCCCGTGACCGTGTTCCGGGTGACGGACGCGCTCCGGCGCGCGGGTGACAAGCAATGGCGGCTCTGGCTCGAATACCTGCTCGTGTGCGAACGGACGGGCAGGTTCCCCGGCTATGTCGATTGCGACGTGGAGCTCGACGAGGAAGAGGTCGAACTCGAGTGGGACGACGAGGCGGCAGCATGACCCCGGGCGAGGGTCCTGGAGGCAACATGACGGAAGAACTCACGGCGGAGGAGCGCGTCTCTCTGGCCACGGATTGGCCTCCGCACTACGGAACACTGGCCAAGCTCCTGCGCCTCTACGACGCCGCGCTGGCCCGGGCGGAGGCGGCGGAGAAGGAACTCGCCGCAACAGACCGTCTGCTGACGGACCAGTGCTCGAAGAAATGGGGCGCCGAGTCCGCGCTGGCAGAAGCGACCGCGCTGCTGCTACGCATAAAAGCGTGGGCGGACAGCCCGCTCGGCGAAGCTAAAGAGCCCTGGGTGTGCCTACACAACGCTCTGGACGCTCACCTTCCCCGCACCCCAGCGCCAGCAGCGAAGGCGGAGCCGGAGTGTTGCGACGGACATTCCCAGTCGGGAGCTCACCAACCAGGCTGCCCGCGCACGGTCGACAAAGACACCGGCAAGGTGCGGCGCGTGGACCTTATCGAGCCCACCCTGCTCGAGCGCATCGAGGCGGAGTGCAATGATTGGGAGGCGCATGCGTTCGGCAACGGCGCACAGAGCCGCTTGGCGATGATTCACATCCGGGACCTCATCCGCTCTAGCAAACAGGGTGGGGCGTGAGCGGCAAGCAATGCGACGAGTGCGGGTGCACGCACGGGCCAGGCAGCACAAACACCATGTGCCCGCTGGCGTCCAACTATCGGCCGAGTAAGGAACAGCTGAGCGACCAGGTCTCCGCCCTCCAAGCCCGCGTGGCCGAGCTGGAGGCGGCCAGGGAGCGCCTAGATCAAGACTGGAAGCGCCGGAGATCCGAGTTTAAGGCTCGCATCGACCGAGCCGTGGCGGAGCTGGAGTACACCGACCGACGGGCCACGTTCCACGTCAAGAACGCACTGGCCATCCTGAAAGGCCAGCCATGACCCAACGCAAAGCCTCTCCCGAGACCATGGCCCGATTGTGTGAGGCGATCGACCAGAGGCTCCGCCGCACCGGTGCTGAGCCTCCCCATGAGTGGGCTGCAGAACTCGCCGCCTACCGCGCCGAGACCACGCCGCCACTCCGGAGCAGGGCCGAGGTGGATGCGGAGATCGTTACCGAGGCGCGTCTGTACTGGGCGGGCCCGAGAACCGCCACGCCGTTACGCGAGCGCCGGTTGAATGCGCTCTGCGCCGAGCCCACCGCCCCCGAGCCAGCGCCTTCCGCGGAGCCGTATCGCGTGCACGACCTACGGAACACCTTCACCAGCCACGACCAGGACACGCGAGAAGAGCGCCCGTGCGGCTGTGAGGAGGCCGAGGCGCTGAAGCGATCCCTCCGGGAGATCCGGACCGAGATCGGCATCTGGTCCGACTGCCACAAGAGCGCTACCGCCACCATCAGCGCGATCGCGCTCATCCTCCGGGGCGAGCCATGACCCGCCCTCCCCCTGACCCTCACACCCTCGGGGCCATCGTCTTTGCGGTAGGCTTGATCCTGGCCATGGCGGCTCCGGTGATTGCCTACTGGTGGGAGCGGAGGCCGTGAGCCGCAACCCCGCCGCCCAAGGCCGCAAGGACTCCACCCAGTCCGAGATGGTGGACTACCTGGAGGGCGAGCAGCACCTGGTGGCGGACACCCACGCGGTCGGCGGAGGCTTTCCCGATCTGGTCGTCGGCTGCACCTGGGGCGAGATCGTGGTGGTCGAGTGCAAATCCCCCGGCGGCAGGCTCACCCCCGAGCAGAAGCGCTGGCACCTGAGATGGTCCCACCTGCCCCGCTGCATGCCCAAGAGCGTGGTCGAGCTCCGGGCCTGGATGGACAAGCGGAGGCAGCGATGGCTCGCGATGCGATGAGTCTCCAGCTCTGCCCGGTCACGTTGCGAGAGGCGCGCGCCTGGGTGACCGAGCACCACCGGCACCACGAGGCCCCGGTGGGCGGATTGTTCGCGGTCGGCGTGATGAGCGGGCCCTCCATCGTCGGAGTCGCGATCGTGGGGCGGCCCGTGGCCAGGATGCTGGTGGATGACTTCACGGCCGAGGTCACGCGCTGCTGCACGGACGGGAGCCGCAACGCCTGCTCAATGCTCTACCGGGCCTGCTGGCGTGCGGCGCGGGCCCTGGGGTACCAGCGGCTGGTCACGTACACCCTCGAGCAAGAGGGGGGGGCGAGCCTCAGAGCGGCGGGTATGCGCCTGGTCGGCAAGGCTGGTGGAGGCACATGGCACCGAGCATCAAGGCCGCGCGTCGACACGCACCCAACTCAGGAGAAGCTCCGATGGGAGATCGCGCTGTGACCGACGACCTCACCGAGAAAGAGCAAGCCTTCCGCGCGCTCCTACAGAACCCCAAGGCCTACTCCGCTTGGGCGAGGGAGGTCCGGTTGAAGTGGACGGCAGAGAGGAAGGGGAAGTGACCGTCAGGGACGCCGTGGCCCGCTACATCGCCGAAGGCCTGCGCCCGATCCCGGTCTACCCACCGAGCGCCGGGTGCCGATGTGGGAAGCAACACCCGACACAGCCACTGCAGTGCCTGGGAAAAGCCCCACGCGATCCGGATTGGAAGGACCGCTCATTCCCCTACGGCGTGGCAGATTTTGCCATTGACGATAACGTGGCCCTCGGCATGGGCAGGCAACCCGACGGCCGCTGGCTCGTCGCGATCGACTACGACGGCACCCCCACGGTACCCTGGGGCGAGTTGCCGCCGACGATGGGCACCACCACGGGACGGGGCCGGCACTTCATCTTCCAGGTCCGGGACTCCGAGCCGCTCGGCAACTGGATCGACGCGCTCGGGGCGAGGGACAAGACCACCGGCTACAAGCCGGGCCACTCGGGCGCCGTGGATGTGCGGTACGCCCGGGGAGCGGTGGTATCGCCCCCGAGCCTGCATCGGTCGGGCGCGCGCTATGTTGGCAACGGGCTACCGATCGCGCCGCTGCCAGAGCGCGTGGCCGCCGTGATATATCAGGAGCGGCGCCGTCGGGGCCTTCCCGTCGAGAGCCGCTGGACACGTGGAGACAAGAGACCATGACCCCACAGGAATTAAAGCAACGCTACGGCGCACTCCTAGAGGCGCATGATGCAGCCCTGAACAAACTGGAGCTCGAGGAACAGCGACTGGGAGGTGAGCAGCGCCGGGCCCTTAGGGCATTGCTCGGTGAAGCAGGCCAGGAGACGGCCATCCAGGCCGGCCTTGAGGACCCCTATTTCGACGCCTTCCCGCCCGCGAGCGCTCTCAAAGCCGAGGACGAACACGTCGGATTCGAGTTCTAGCCACGCCGCTAGCCGTTCTGCATTCGGATCCACTTCATGCGCGCGTCCCATCGGCGCTTGGTCTCGCGCTCTTCCCACTCCGGCGTATTGGGCATGGGCTCGGATTCGGTCTCGCTCACGTGGGCCATCAGGAACTCGAGCGCGTACAGGCCCGCATCTAGCGCGTGGTCCTGGTAGCCGTCGTGGTGGTCGGAGAGATCTTCGTTCCACGGCATCACCCGGGCCTCGTCCTGCCAGGGCTTGGTCTCGTCGTAGGTGACGATCGTCTGGTTGCTCAGCATCGAGCCGAACATCCAGATCTTGTCTTTCTTGTAGGCGCTGCGCTTGCCGCTCTTGGCCGGGTGGATGTTGAGCTGGTAGACCCGTTGGAGGTCCGCGATCGACTGCGCTCCGCCGCCGGAGTTGTCGCCCACCATGATGTTCGGGTGAAAGCGTCGCTCCAAGAGCTTGGTGTGTGCTGCGACTTGCTCGGTCGTCATGCCCGCTTGCTTGTAGGCATGCAACAGGTGGATTTTGTGCATTGAATAAATGCGTGAGCCGTCCTCGTTCTTGCCGCGCTCGGTCGTGAGTCGAAGGACGACCCAGGCATTCGGCTGGTGCTGACCGAAGTCCACGCCCATCACCGTCCAGCCGTGCTCGGGGGCGCTCTTCTGCGGGAGCACGACGCCGTTCCAACCGCCGTAGGGCAGGCTCTCGGTGTCGGGGCAGAACTCGCCGAGATACTCCCGCCGGAACTCCGGGGTGCGCTCGGTCCAGCCGAGCTTTCTGTTATCGTAGAGGACCTGGCGGAGGAACGCCGCGGCGTCGGGGATGTGGGGGTTGTCCCGGACGGTCGCAAAGTGCACCGAGGCCCCGGTGTCGCCGAGACACATGCCGTGCCAGTAGTTTTTGACGTTCTTGGACGGCGTCCCGATCGCCGTGAGGCCTCGCCCTCCCCGTCGCCACCAGCGCATCAGCGCCGGCCGAGCGCAAGCGTCCACGGCGTAGCTAATGAGCTCGTCTCGGTAGGTGCCGCACTCCTCCAGGCTGATCTCGGGCGGGGTGAAGCCACGGATCTTCTCCGCCTCGGCCAAGGTCGAGAGCCCCATCAGTTGCACGATGCCGCCGTTCGGCATCACCAATTGGTTGTCGCCCAAGCGGAGTTCGATCTTTGCGTCGTGCTCGCGGTTCAGCCGCTCACAGACGGGCCAGAGCAAGTCCCGGGCCTTGTGGATCGTGGGGGCGAGAGCGAGGCTGGTAGTGTTGGCCAGGGCATTGCGGCGCTTGCTCACCCCGTTCCAGAAGCTCTTGCCCCACTGCCGCCCGCCGCACACCACCCGGAGGTGATGGCGGTCGCGTTCGATCTCCTGCTGTTTCGGGGTCAGCAGGGAGATGTAGCTGGTGCCCTGCCTAGCTCGTTGGGTGAGGACTCGGCGCGGCGAGAGCATCGTCCCTCCGGTAGCCCCTCGCCGTCAGTAGCGCCTCCAGCTCCGCGCTCGGGTTGTCGAGTTCGTCGGTGTGGAACCAATTCGTACGGTGCAGGGCCTCCCTCACGTCCTGGTCGGCGTCTTCGAACATGGTGTCGAGCGCCTTCTCTTCTGCCTGAGGGCTCGCGAGCAAGGTCGTGATGGCCAAGGGACTGCCGCAGGGCCAGCGGGTGTCGAACCACTTCCAGAGCGGTCCCAAGTGCGCCTTGGTGCCTTCTTTGCAGTTGGCCTCGATGACCTGGAAGATCTCGCGCGCGTAGCGGGCATCCTTGCGGCAGTACTCGCGCGCAAAGTCCCTCAGGTTCGGCGTGTCCTCTCCCGCCGTCGCCCCGCGCTCTAGCCAGTCGCGGAGCTCGCCGATGGTATGCCCGCACGCGTACGCTACGAGCTCGTGGTAGGGGTACTCTGCGCACGCGAGCACCAGAGGGGCTAGGACCTCCGCGTCTACGTCTTCAGCCATCGGAGCCACCGTCGAAGGACCCCACGAAGTCCTGCCAGGGCACCACCGTGAACAGCTCCCCGTGCAAGCGGAACCGCGCCCGGTCGTTGGCGGAGCTGAACATCACCATCTCGCCGAGCGGCACCCTTCCCGGGAAATTCGGGGTCCAGGTGTATTTGCGCGGTGGGCCGAACTCGGCCTGGGGCCAGATCGCCTGCACCCACCGTCCCGGTCCCGAGGCGACCAGGCGCTCGACCATCAGCCGATCCCGCGAGTCGACCACGCTGCCCGCCCCCGCGTTGCGGGAGAGCTTCTGCTTGCAGGCGGGGCAGGTGTGGGCGCCGGGCTGCTCGTGGACGCGCGTCGAGATGCCCCAGGCCACTTCCTCGGGGGTGAGCGGCAGGGTCAATCCCAGGGCTTCCTTGGCGCCGTCCGGGTCCACGCGGGTCAGGACCTGGTCACCGAGCGGCTCCGGCATGGCTCCCGCTCCCTGGGGGTGCCTGAGGGCAATCCCGTGCTCGTGGACCAGGAAGATCTTCTGGTCGCGTTCATCGGGGTTCTTCTTGCGCTGCTCCGGGTCCACCAGCTCGCGGGCAATCCGGTTGCGCTTGTAGCTCACCAGATCGCCCACCTGTAGCCCGGGGCGGTCTTGGCTGAGTTCCGGCCTGCCCTCGCCCACGGAGACGACCTGCCCGAAGGTCAGGCTGTCCGGGTGGCTCTTGTAGTCGGCGGAGAAGGCCGCCAGGTGATGCAGGGGGATGAACCCCACGGTGTTGGCGCGCTGGACGATCGCAGCCTGGTCCGCGGAGAGGTCGGCGTGGGTGAATTTGAGGGTGGTGGTCTGCTCGGCCAGCTCGGGGCGAGGGCGGATCCAGACGTAGTCACGGAGCGGACGGAGCTTCACGCGTGCCGCTCGCGATCCCGGCGGTTGGCCGCGGTCTGTCGTAGGGCCCGGTCCAGGTGCACCTTGCGCTTCTCTTCCCGGCTCATCTCCCGCAGCGGCTTGGTGCCGGCGCTCGCATCGCGCGTTTCACGTGCAACTGGAGGCCTCGGGCGCTTGCCCGTGAGTCGCAGGGCCCGGTCCAACTCGGCCTGGTAGACGCGGTCCGCTGCCTTCTTCTTCGAGAGCGTGTACTCGCCGAGGTCCTCGTCCCACGAGTCTTTCCACGCCTTGTGGGCGCGGTCCTGCAGCTCTTCGTCGCCCGTCTTCGGATCGAACAGCGGGTGAGCTTTGAGGGCCTTGCTGAAGTCGGCGCGCTCTTGCTTGGCGGCGCTCGCTTGGGTCTCGGCCTCCTGCTGCGCCGTCGTCTTCTGGTCGCGCTCGGCGAGCTTCGCTTCGAGTTGAGCCACCTTGTGGTTGAGATCGGCGGTGGCCATGCCGTCCTTGGTCGCGTTCCAGAGGTTGCGCGCGATGTTTTCGAACTTGTCGCCGAAGAACTTCTCCACCGTGGCCTTGGCGTTGCGGTAGTCCTTGGCTGCGTACTGCTGCTGACCGACGACGATCGGCCCGTAGGTCTCGGTGGCCGCGTCGTTGATGCGCTGTTGCTTCACCCGGTCGCGCTCGAAATCCTTCTCGCGCTTCTCCAGATCCTTGACCTCGGTCGCCAGCGCTTCCTTGGCCTTGGCCAGGTGCTTGTGGCTTTTGAGCTTGTCGAGCTTCGACAAGCGCTCGCTCTTCTGTTCCTCGGTCTCGTCCTTCTCGGTCGGGACCTCATCGGGATCGGTGGTCTCGTCCGGAGCGGCGTCGTCGTCCTTGGGCTGCGAGGCCTTGCCGGCGGCGGCTAGAGCGCGCTCGAAATGTGCCTTGCGTCGTTCCTCGCGGTCGGCGGTCTTGTCGTCAACCGATCGCGGGAAGGCCGCCGGGGGCGGGTCCGAGGCTCGGGAGTCCTCCGCCTCCGGTGGGGCTGGGAGGGAGGGGTCCTGGTCCTGTGGCATTCATGGCTCCTGGTGGCGGCCCGGCTTGTCCGGGGTAGATCTGCGAGAGGTCAGCGGTCGCGCTGATGCTCGTCTTGCTCTGCATGTCCCTCTGGTCGATGAGTACGCCGATCTCTTCGAGGAACAGCTCGAAGTACTCTAGCCGATCCGGAGGGCAACCCATGCTTTCGGCGGCGACCATGGCCTGTTGGACCTTCTCTGCCCAGCGCTCGAGCGGATCCATCCACTTGCGTGGGCTCTGGTAGAAGTCGTCCGACAGCCGCTCCTTGTCCTTGGCGTGGAGCCACTTTTCGATCTGCTTTTCCAGCCACTGCTGGACGCGGGTCACGGCGTCACCGATCGAATCGGCATCCAAGTGCTGGCGCCACAGCTGGAGCTCTGCGAGAGAGGCCTTCTCCTGCTCGACCATCTGCTGGCCGAAGTCGAGCAAGCTCGAGATGCTGTTCTTCTCTTCGGAGACGGAGGCGACCCGGAGCATGAACTTGTTTTCGTCCAGATCCAGATCGGCCACGTCGATCACTTCCGAGAGCGAGCCCTTCTCCCAGCGGCGCATGATGTCCTGGCCGTCCTTCACCATGTCCTTCAAGGCCCGGACCTTGCGCTTGCCGGTCTGCACGGTGCGGCAGTGGATGATCCGCCGGCTCTCGGGCGCGAAGGCCTCGGTGAAATAGCTCGCGTTGTACTTTTCGTGCTTGCCCGAGGTGGCTTGCTTGCCGGCCCCGCCCTGGTGGCGCGCGTCGACCATGGAGTCTTCATCCGCCCACCTGCCGTACAGTTCGATCATGGCCAGGGTTGCCTGGTCGCGGGAGTCGAGTTCAGTGATGCGCAGATCGGTCATGGTGCTGCCGCTCTCGACCTCCATCGTCGCCTTGGTCTTGCCGGCGATCTTATCGAGGGTCTCCTTCGGGCCCTGCACGATGCGCTGGGGGGAGTTGATCTGCTTCTGGTCCGCGTCGTGGGCCATCTCGTTCTGGCGACGCAAGACTTCGTGCACGTAGGCGCTGAGCGGCTGGGCCCAGTCGCCGACCATCTGGCGCTCGAAGTGGAAGATCGTGCAGGGCAACTCTTCGTACTCGTAGACCTCGTCCTTGCCGAGTCGGGTGCCGTCTTTGAGGATCCAGAGCTTGCGCCCGTCCTCGCCCCGTACCGAGCACCGATAGCCCAAGTGCACCTGGGACACCCAGCGGGTCTCCATTCTGGGGTTGGCCCCGGCGGAGCGGTTCATCCGCCGCTCGGCGAGCGTCCACATGTTCTCGGCGTTCTTTTCGATCTGCTCCCTCTGTCTCGGAAAGCGCAGGCAGAGCTCCTCCACCTCGTAGTAGTCGGTGCCGATGCAGCCGAGATAGGCCCCGTTGGGCCCCGAGGTCTCGACCGCCATGGTCAGGGTGTCATTGATGCGGGCCTCGGTCTTGCCCCAGCCGGGGAGCTCGAAGACGGCGACGCTGCCCGTGCAGGCCATGGCCATCAGCCCCGCGTGTCGCCAGAGGTCGTGTTGGTTGTCGAACCTTCCTTGGGGCTGCTCGTACTCGGCATCGATCGCACGGTTGAGCAGGATCGCCTGAGTCTGCGTGCTCCAGTCGCCCCCGACGCTCATCCACTGCGGCAATGGATCGTCGTTGCCCCAGAGCTGAGCGTGGGCGCCCTTGACGATGCTCCGGAGTTTCCTTCTCAACTGCGGCGTGTTCAGGCCCGGAAACACGTTGGTACTGGTGAAGGCGTAACCGACGGGGAAGAACGAGGTCAGCAGCGAGCCTTCGAACGCGCTGGCATACTGCATCGCGATGGACATGCGCGGCCGGTTGTCCTCGATGGCCTGCTGACATTCCTTCATCAGGGCCAGCGGGGCCTCGTCCTTATTGCGCTTGTGCCAGGGTCGCTCGTAAGCCATGGGTTCCTTCAGGCGCCTCTGTCAGGCATTCGTGACACTGGACTTGATGGCCGAGATGCTCCGGCTCGGCGCCGATTTATTCGCGGTGGAGGCCGACGCCGTCTGGTTGCCGGAGCCCGCTTGACTCTGGCGCTCCTGACGGTATGCGCGGATGGCGTTGGCCATGGGCCAGGAGTAGGCCCTGCCCGCGAGGCCATCCCCGCCAAACAGGATGTCCATCCGGAGCTTTCTCTGCGTGCTCATGGAGGCCGGGTTGTCGGCAACCTGACGGACCAGTGCCAACCGCAGGCTCGAGTAGAGATCCGGATGCACGGTCTCGAGCGTGCGGATCTGCGTTGGAGTCGCGGTCCCATTCTTCACGTCCTCGAAGACGGACGACGGGTTCAAGGCCGAGTTGTACTTCTGGGCAAAGTCCCTGGCTGTCGCGCGGCTCATCGGGATGCCGTTGGGGCGCACCATGTTCGCGCTCATTTGCGTGGGCATGTTCTCGTGGAGGTACTGGGCTGCAGATTGCAGACGCGCCGCGATCTGCCCGTACGCGTCCGGGTTCACCTTGCCCAAGGGCCCCAGGTGCTCGCCGATGACCCGGTGCAGGACCAAGGGATCGCTCATGATGCCATCCAAGGTCTTGCGCTTGGCGTCGAACGCGGTTTGAAGATCGGGGTGGTCTCCCACAAAGCGCGCGATGGCCGTCTGGGTGAGCGCCCCCGACGCCTTGCCCACCGCTCCAGCGCCCTGCTCTACAGCCCGGAGCGCTCTGCCCGCGTTGCCGAGCACCGCACCCTTGGCTGCGCTGGCCACGGTGGCCTCGCCGGTCCTGCCCAAGGTGTCGAGCAGGCGCGTCATGCGAAGGAGTTTGCTGCCCGCGGCGACCACTGCACCGAGGCCGAGGCTGTGACCGACGGCCCCGGCGGCTGCACCCAACAGCCCACTCATCACCTCGCCCTTGATTTCGTCCGCGGCGCTCTTGCGCTGGAACGCCTGCTGCTCTTCCCGAAGGGAGCCGGCCTGGGCCTGATCGAACTTGGCGCTTTCGGTCGCGACCCCGGCCCGTTCTTTTACCCGCGACCTGGCCCCCCGGACGTCGTCCGAGAGTTTGAGTTGCTCGCGGACCGAGTCGACCGCCGATTGCATGCGGGAGAGCTGTTCTTCGGAGGCCGTGCCGTAGGTGCGGTGGGTGTTGATGAACCCCTCGGCGCCCTGGAGTTGCTTTTCCAATTGCTCCGGCATCACGCCGCGGCCGATCTCGTCGGCGGAGAGGTGCGTCCGGAGCTTGGCAGGGTCGAACCGCAGGGACCCGTCCTCCATCTGCCGCGCAAACTGGCCTTTGACTTCCCGTGCTCCGGGCCTCCAGCGGTCTTCCAATGATTGGTTCAGGCTGCGCTGGTAGTCGCCTGCCTCGCCCCAGAGGTCTCCGCGCTCGCGGTCCATGCGGAGCTGTTGGCGGTGCTCGCCGATCTTCATCCGGAGTTCATCGGCGCCCTGCACCCCGTCGGTCGCGAGCTTGGTGAGGCGCTCTTCCTGCTCGCCTAGGGTCTTCTCGAGACGGCCCGAGTCCTCATGCCAGTCGAGCGCTTCAGACGCGTGGTCGAGTTCCTCGCTCCCACGGGTCAGGGCCTTGTCGAGGTCCCGGATCGGCTTCTGCAGCTCGGGGCTCGAGTGAAACGCGGGGGTCTCGCCCGAGGCGGGGCCCTTCAGCGGGATCTCTCCCTCGTAGATGACCTTGCCGGTCTTGCCGTCGACCACGTTGCCATAGACCGTCGACCGGTCGAGTTCCTGCGCCGCGGTCAAGCGGTGGCGGCCGTCCCGGAGGACCAGATCGCCGTCGTCCTGGACCAACGTGATGCCCTTTTTGGCGTCGTTGGCGGAGACCTTGCCCGTCTGGGAAAACTCGGGGTGGTCCTTCAGGCTCTGGACGCGCTTCAGGTCATCGGCCCCCTCGATGGGCAGGGCGTTGAGGTCCTCGAGCGTGCGGCCCTCGAGCGATACCGGTGAGCCGCCAGGGGTAGCGCCTCCCTTGCCGGGGCGGATCTCGTTTCGCAGGTCGAGCGCGGCCTGGCTCCGTTCGGCGGCCCAGGTCCTCTGCTCGGGGTTGGTCTTGGCCATCAGGGTCTTGACCTTGCCCCGCTTGGCCCCGTCACTACTGAGCTCGGCGACGTCCTGGGAGAGCTGGTCGAGGCTCTTGGCACTCCGGGTGCTGGCCTGGTCGATGACTTCCTTGTGGGCGTTGGCGAGGAACTCGTCCCTCCCGGGGCCCAACGGAACCCCATCGGCGACGTCGGCGGTGGCCTCGAGTGCCCGTCTCTCGGCGCCGGCAAGGACTCCCTCGCCGGTCTGTGTCAGGGCACGGCGCGTGGCCCCTACGCCTGCCCGAAGGGCTGCGGGGATGGCCCTGCCCACGAGCTCACCGCCCACCCCGTACATGAGGATGTTCCCGACCGAGACGGGGCGCTGTTCTTGCCGGGCCTGCTCGACCTCCTGCGCGGCCCCACCGATGCCGCCCTCTGCCACGGCGCCCACGGCCCCTGCAGCGAGGCCCTCACCGAGGCCCACCGCTCCGAGCACCCCACCCGTGGCGATGGCAGGGGCGGCCGCTCCGACGGCTTGGGAGAGGAAATTCGCGACCGGGCTCTCTTGCTGCAGCTGCGTCGAGCGCCCCGCGATGTCCTCGGCCGAGCCGAAGCCAGGGACTGCCCCGAGCGTTGCCGTTCGGACCGCGGTTTCGGCGGCCGCCTGGACCTGTTGCCCCGTGCTGCCGTATTTGGCGTACTGGGCCCGTTCCTCGATGCGTTTCTGAACCGCTCCGTCGTCGGCCACGGTCCAGCCCTGGTCGCGCGCCACGGTCGGCACGTCGGCGGGATCGACCTGGTAGAGATGACCCTCTTTCGAGGTCATCACCGTCTTGCCGTCGACCTCGGCCATTAGAACTTGGTCCCTGGGATCGGGCGCTCGCGGCGGCGGGCCACTTCCGCCTCTCGCTCGGAGCGCTGCTGGTCTTCGGTGGCGCGGCTCTTGGCCAGTTCCGCGTCGATGCGCGCTTGCTCTTCGGGCGCTACGTTGAGCGCGCTGTTGGCTTGCATGGGGCGATCACCCGCTGGGGCGGCCGGGGCCACGTTCTGCTTTTCGAGCGGAGCCACGGGCGGATTCGGTACCCCGCCGGTTGCCCCTTCGCTCGAGCGCTCGAGCAGGATGTTCAAGGCCGGCTGCTCGCGCCCCGGGAACACCTTGGCGAGCGCGGTGCGGATGCCGGCGTTGTTCGCGTCCCTGAGGCGTGCGAGGCCACGCATGAACCCGTCACCCGAGGCGCCAAATTCGAGCGCTGCGCTCTCGCGATCGCCGTTGGTGATGGTGCCGCCGTAGCCCTTGGCCTTCTGGGTCAGGTAGGTGTTGATCAGGCCATTGACCTGCTCGGCCTGCATGCCCGGCTGGTAGCCGAGCTTGGCCAATGTTGGAACGAGCGCATCGGGGATCTTCACCGCGCCCTTGGTCGGGAGCGTGCCGCCGTTCTGCGCCTTGATCGATTCCAGAAGCGCGATGTCCGCGTTCACCTGCTTGGTTGCGGTGGCGGCCTGGCTGATGGTGGGAGACTCGGCCCCGCCGACCTTCTCTCCGAGGCCCTTGTTCCAGCGGTCCTCGTCGATGCCGATGTTGCGCAGCTGGTCGAGGGTCGCGTTGGTGTAACCGGCCCCGCCCTTCGGGGGTTCGAGCGCCAGGCTCTCGCTCGCCTTGCCCATCACGGTCGTCTGCGTCTTGCCCCAGTCGTCGAGCGACTGAGCACGGAGGGAATCTGCGGTGGCCTTCAGCTCTGCCATCGCAGCAGGGGTACGGGCAAAGCGCGCCTTGGCCTCGGCCATGTCGGCGATGCCCTCCTTCAGCCGGGCTCCCGCGGCGTTGAGGGCCGCGTCCCTGTCGCCGAGCTGGGCCGTGAGCGAATCGACCAGCTGGCTCCGGTTGTATTTCTGCGTCTCGCGCCAGTCGCCAATGATCTGCTGGATCATGGGCAGCGTGGTCGACTTGTAGCGGCCGCCGGAGAAGCCTTCCGCAAAGCCACCGGCGATGGATCCCAGGATGCTCGAGACCGTGAACCACTCGGGGAAATCGGGGTGGTCTTTGATGGGAGTCTGCTTGACGGTGTTGAGCTTCTCCGCCGCGTCGTCTCGGGCCTTCTGCGCTGCTGCCATCTGGCCGTGCGCCTGCATCTGCTTTTGCCAGCCGGCAAAGTAGGCCTCGTTGGCGGCCCCCGCGTCCGCCTGCACGCCCATGCCCTTGGCCTGCTCACCCTCGGTGATGGCCCGGTTGCGCACCATCAGGGACTGGTCGCTCGAGGTCTGTACGGCCTGGCGCGTCTGTTGGTCGGGGCCCTCAAACCCCGCCTTGCCGCTCGCCGCTACCAGTTGCGGGGCGTGCTGCTGGACCGCTCGCAACGCGGGACTGAGCGGATCGGCGTTGGCTGGCGCGAGCGAGCCTGGAGCAGGAGCCCCCGCGCGCGGAAGGCTGTTCGGATCCACCCCATGATCGGCCAGGGCTTGGGCAGCGGCGCTCTGCCCGGTCGCAGGAGTGTTCAGCGGCGCGGACAGAGCCCGCTGTTCCTCCGGTGAGGCCTGGAGCGGTGCCTTCTCGGCAGCGGATAAGGGAGCGCCCGAAGGCAAGGGCGGGGAGGCGGGCGCGCTCGGAGTCGACGGGGGCAAAGGAGGGGACGCGGCTCCGGACAGGGACGGCTCGGGGGTGGCGACCGGCGCGGGAGCGGGTTGCGCGTTGTACCGAGCCCCGTAGTCCCTGGCCTGGCCTTCAATCGAGCCGTCTGGATCGAACACACTCGTACGGGTTCCGTCCGAGTGCACGACGTCGCCCCAGGGTTCGCCTGGGTTCCAGCGCTCGAAGCCGACGGGTTGCGCGCTCATGATCCGAACGGCTTCCAACCAAGGGTGCCCGCGGCGCCCGCCGTTTTCTCGGCTGCACCGAGGAAGCCCATCACGTAATCCATCAGGCCTTTCTTGTTGGCTTCGGCCGCTGCCTTGATTTGCCCCGCAATCTGCTGGTCGATGTGGTGGCTCTCGGCGATCTGGTCGAACACCTTGGCCTGCGTGCCCACGTCCAAGCTCGAGTAGTTGAAGCCGAGCTGAAAGATATCCGAGAGCATCGTTCCCAATTGCTGCTGCTGGGCAATGTCCGCGTTGATCTTCATCCCCGTCTCGGCCTGGATCCGGTCGATGGCCTGCAACCCCACTTGCGCCACGTTGGTGGCCAGGCCCGCCTCTTGTCCGAAGGCCCCCGTCGCGGTCTGCCCGATGGTGTTGGCCACGTTGCCCGCGGTGGTCGCTTGCTGGACCCGCGCGTTGAACATCTGCAGCTCTTCTGCCCGGGCTGCGTCCGCGGCTTGGCCTGCCATCGCGGGGGTCTGATTGATGACCTGGCCTCTCGCTGCAGCGACGGCTCCCGCTCCGCCCCGGGCATTGGCGGCGACGGTGTTGGCCCCTGCGATCCCGCGCTCCATGAAGCGCTGTTGCAGCGCCTGTTGCTCCACCGGATCGATCCGCAGGTTCAGGGCCTGCTCGAGTACGCGGCGTTGATCGGCGAGGGCTGCCTCCCTCTCGACGCGGGCCTGGTCGGTCTGCGTGGTGTCGACGGTCGGCACGGGCATTCCACCCGCCGTGCCGTTCTGTTGCCCGGTGCGCGTGTCGGCGATGTTGGTGGTGCCGAAGCCTGCGTCCTGTGCCGTCTGGATCGTAGGCGCGTTCTGTGCGGCGGCGGCGGCCGAGGCGGTCAGATCATTGCCGGCCTTCCACTGGTCGTAGGCGCTCTGCTGCCCGTTGGGGATGACCCAGCTATTGGTGCCGGGTTGCCAGCGCCAGCCGGGCCAATCGTCGGGCTTGGGAGGTTTCTCCGCGGCCACGTTGTTGGCATAGGCGGCGGTCGGGTCTGAGCCCTCGGCGCCCGGACCCGTACCGTAGCCTTGAGTGTCGCCTTCAGCCATTACTGGGTGTCCCTCGCTGGTAGCCGCGTCATGCCCGGAGCTTTCTCGGTCTCGAGTACCACTTCATTCAGATATGCGGCTAGGGTATCGCTCCCGCCGCTGACCGTGACCTTCAGCGCAAAACGGCTGTGCTTGCGATCGGGCAGGGCCTTCTTCTCTTCGATGGGCGCACCGGTCACGTATCCGCCCGCGGTGGTCGTGGTCCAGGTGCCGATGGTCGAATAGTTCGCCGCCGAATCGAAGGTGACAGCCAAGGCCACCGTGCAGTCGCCTTGCTTGGTCCCGACGATCCCGGCCCCGATGGCCTCGCCCCAGGACAGGCCCGTGCCGAAATCGAAGTCGTACGTCTCGAAGAACGCTGTCGGCAGAGTTCCCGTCCCTGCTGCCGCGTTCTGCTGGAACACGGCGCCGGCCGAGTCGACGTAGCAGAGGCGCCCCTGGTATTCCGCCAAGGCCTTGGCCCAGATATCCCAGATGAACCACTGCTTGCGGCGCAGGTCATAGACCAAGAGCTCGCCCGCGTTGCCCGCCGAGTTCTCCACCGCAAACACCACCTGGTGCTTCTTTCGGATGAAGCACGCCGCGTTGACGACCGGGAACGAGGCCAGTTCATCCCGGACGTTCTGCCCGACGCCCCACTCGACCGAGCCGTTATGGCCGATCATGCAGAGTTGCTCGTCGTCCCGTTGGAAGAAGATCCCCTCATCGGTCTCACACAGGCTCTTCCAGCCATCGGCGCCGTTGATGCCGCCCTGTCGCGAGAGAAAGCCCGAGAAGCTGAACTCACCTTGTCCCGAATGATCGGGGCCCTCGCCCGACCAGAGGCTGATGGTGCGCCGGGTAAACGCCACCAGCTGCCCCTGGATGCTCGCCACGGCCAGGATCGCCTCATCGGTCGAGCCTTGGTACTGGGGCAGATCGGCGTCGGAGAAGTGCGTCCCTTCGGCGGGGAACTTCAGCTTGCTCTGTAGCCACTGGTTGGTCCGGGGAAGGCCCGCGGCTGCCAATCGCTCGTTCGTCGCCCAGCAGTAATTGAAGGGCGGCGGGGCCTGGTGCGGGATCGGGGTCTGCCCCTGGGTGTAGATGGTGCCCTGGGTCTCGCCGAGCGCGCGCAGGGCGTCATCGCTGGCGGTGAGGGTGAAGGAGAGCGCATTGCCCCAATTGGTGATGCTCGACGGGCAGGACAGGTGCGTCTCGCGATACAGGTTCTCCCCCGCGGTCTTGTCGGCGAGCGCTGCCGTGCGACAGATCACGATGCGGTACGTGGCGCCGTCCCAAAGTCCCGAATTGCGAAAACTGTGCAACCTACCGATGGTGCCGGTGATCGTATCGTCGGCAACTCCGGTCGTGATCGAATAGACGATGCTCGGTGGACCGCGGTGCACGTTGCCGCGGCTGTCGACCATCTCGGCGAAGGCCTGGATGAAGTATGCGGCGCTGTTCGCGATGCTGCCCGCACCGTTGCTGCTCGCGAGCGAGTAGATGACCGGGGCTTCGCCCCAACTCATCTCGACCGGAAAACGCCCGTCAAACACGAGCGGCAAGGTCCCCGCGATGTGAGCGAGCCCGCCCTGCATGGCGACTTGCCGGCGCTCGGCCACGCCATACGCCCACTCCGCCACGCTGCAGGTGTTCTCGAGGTCATTGTTCTGCCGCAGAGAGGTCGAATAGAAGAGCCCCGACACGCTGTCCCGGGTGAGGCTGCCGAGCCTCCCCGGGAACTCTGCCGCCGTGCCGAAGTCCCGGAACCATACAGGGTAACTGGCGACGTCCTGCACCCCCATGCCGCTCACGCCGGGCGCGAAGGCGTCGGTACCGTGAGAGAAGCCCGCGAAGATGCGCCCGGGGAGCGGCGAGAGCGTGTACTGCAGTTCCGTGGCGAGCTGCAGATCGGTCCAGGTCGCGCTGTCCACGTCCGTACCGACGAACACCGTCTTGCGCGGGACGGTGGTCGTGATGTTGCCAGCGACGATGAGGCTCCCCGCGCTGTCCAGAAAGACGCTGATGGCCCCGTTGGTCGATGTGGCCGAGAGCGTGGTCGGTCCCGCGACGTCGGTGCCTGCGGTGAGCGTGATCGTCTTGTACTTCAGCAACGTGTCGGCGGTGTCGCGGTAGCCGATGAGGACCAGGTTCTGTGTCGAGTCCGCCGCCACGGCCAGGTAGTTGGGCACGACGGTGTTGATCGTGCGGGTCATCTGCTGGACGTTGCTGTCGTCAAAATGCTTGACCACGATGTTGCCGGCCAGGCAGTACGCGAGCACGTAGCCACCGGTCGCCCCCGTGACGGCGCAGGCAGCGAAGATCTTCGTATCGGTGGTGAGGGCGATGGGGGAACTCGTCGAGAAGGCCTCGTCGGTCGACGCGATGAAGGTCCGGGCCTGCAACAGCGTGGGAGCGGACGACGAATTGACGCCGAACACGTAGAATTTGTGCCCCACGGTCACGATGGCCACGAGCCCGCCCGCCAGGAACCGATCGTAGGCAAGGGTCGCGTCGTCGCGCGTGCGGAAGGCGAGCGCATAGCCGCTCTCATTGCCGTCGTCGGCCGAGTAGGCCAGGACCCCGATGCCGTTGTACACGGCGACCGTGGCGGTGAGGACGCCTCCGTCGGGATCGGGGGGTAGGCCCAACTCGCGTAGGCGGGTTCCGCTCGGGATGCGACTCACCGGCTGTATCCACCCTTTGACCTCGCCCAAATACTCCGAGAGCGTGATGCGGTTCGCTGCTGCCGCCGTGTTCAAATGTCCGATCGCAAACAGGCGCTCGTCGTAGTTGAACAGATCGCACGCGACGAGCGCCACCGAGCCCCCTCCGTAGGAGGTCATGGCGAGCGCCGTGAACCCGGGCCGCACCGCGAGCTCGTTGTCGCGCCGCAGATCGAAGTTGACGACACGCCGGAGCAGACCCGCCGCCGGCAACAGCTTGCGCGCTGCCTGCTGGTTCGTGCCACCGTCGAGCTTGAAGCGCGTGAGGACCGGCATCCTGATAAGCCGAGGTTATCACAGGGCACCGGAGTGGCCGACCAAAGTCAACCGGATTTCCTCAAGCCCGGGCCGGCGCGAGCCGTTCCTTCGGGCATGCGCGCGCTCCTGGTCCTGTTGCTGTTGGCCCTCGGTTGCACCGAAACCATCGACGTCCCGGTCGAGGGCGACCCGGAGCCGATTGCGCCCGTCCTCGGCCTCGACCCGACCATCGCCGACCTCAGCCTCTCGGCGGTGGTGATGTGGGAGAAGGCCACCGGCGGCCTCTATGCGCCAGTTACCCACATCGGCTGCGACGGCACCGAAGATTTCTGCATCCACGAGGTCCCGGGGATGCTGACCGAGTGCCTCGGACCCGATGACACGGGGGTCTTCAACGGCTGCTGCGACTCGGCGCACCATGAGATCCGCCTGAGCGAGGGCATGTTCCTCGGGCAGAAGATCTCCACCCTCGCCCACGAGCTCGGCCATTCCCTGGGCCTCGAGCACGGCACCGAGGGCTTGATGTCCCACCGGAGCAAGGCCGAGCGGGAAGACGCCTGCATCGACCAGGCCACGCTCGAGGCCTTCGCGACCCGCCACGGTGCCGACCCGTCTACGCTCTCCGTCACCTGCTACGACAGCGAGATCCGCGCGGAGATGCTCACCCGCCTGGATGCGATGCGCTAACCCGGCAAGCCCACCAGGATGTAACGCCCGGAGCCGCCGTCGCCGCCGCGCCCGCCGACCGCGGTACCGGAATCGCCAGTAGACGAGCCGCCGCCCCCGCCGCCCCCGCCCCCGGAGCCACCATCGCCGCCACGACCGGCGGTGCCGCCGGCACCACCGGTGGACTTCCCGCCGCCGCCGCCGCCGCCGGTAGCCCCCACGATTTCGTTTGAATCTGCGCCGGTGCCGCCGGGCGTAGCCGCCCCCGAAGGGCCAGCGGAGCCACCAGAAGCCGCCTCGTGGCCACCGCCGGTGCCGCCAGCGGAGGACGCGTCCGCGGCGCCGCTGGCGTTAGAGGCGCCTCCGCCTCCGCCTCCGCCTGCGGCACAGCTGGACAGTCCACCGACCTGCCCAGCCGTGCCGACATTCGCCGACCCGCCGCCGCCGCCGCCGCCGCCCCAACAGCTCGGTCCACCGACGTTCTGCGAACCGCCGCCACCTCCTCCGCCGAAGGTACTGGTG